CCCATTGCAAAGCAATTCTTGCGAATAACCTTGTGATACTGCGATACCAGTACCGCCAAACGCAATTTGCGTCAGAGTGAATGCACCTGTCGTCTGGTTCACAACGGTGAATGTCTTCGCTGCCGCTGGAACCGCTACCGTGATATTGGCCGTCAGTACGCCGGTATAAATCAGGATTTGCGCCGCAGCCTGGGCAGCAGTCAAAACGATATTCGATCCGCCTGAAACATTGATGGTTTGCGCACCATTTACGGCTGCTTGAACAAATGCCGTGGAAGCGACAGCCAGCGAGCTATCAGACTGCGCTGGACTTGCCGCTAGTGTCGGCGTCGTCAGTACCGGCGAGTTCTTTGGCGCCAGCGATCCGGCTGCGCCTGCAGTGAACCGCAATTCGATGTATTCACCATTGTTGTACGCAAGTGGCGAAGTATTCTCAAGTCCGCGCGCGCCAACCGTCAACACATCGCCGGTCCTGCCGATGCAACTCGCGACCTCCCAGTTAGCCTCGAATCCGTTCACATGCTGAAACATCGTGAACAGAAAGAAATCACCATTGGTAGGCGATGGAAACTTCGCGCCGTCGCCAGCATTCAGCGTGATCGACATCGTATTTACAGCGATCGCGCCGTTCAGTGTCGATGTGGCGTTATTTGAAAATAGCTGTGCCATCAATACACTTTCATTTTGATGTAGAACTGGTCTTGGATGATGCGACCGTCATTCGTTGTCGCCGTGACAGTGACTTCGTACTTTGTGCCAGCGACGCCGCCCATGATCCATACCTTGACGATGGTATTGATACACAGCGTCGATTGGACGATCAGTGCCGGATCACTTACAGCAGTCACGGCACTGGCAATGAAGTCATCGCCCTCAAGGTCTTGCGAATAGTCAATCGAATAGGATTCTTTCTCCGCTGGTTGCTTGATAAACGTACCTAATACGCTCATTGCTATGGTTCCTTTTCCATTGTGCGATCGATGAATGGGCGCAGCATTACCCTATCGATGAATGGCCTGATCATGGTCCGCTCTGGCGGATCGATTGCATCTGCATTCACCATCGGATTTGCCAGCAGCGTGGTTACCGAAGCGAGATTTGCGGTACCTTGTTGGAACAATCCGCCAAGCGCAGTCAGTGAACCAAAGGCATTGCCTTGCCAGTTGCCCAACTTTTCATTGACGCCGGTTGCCGACGCAATTGTCATGCCCTGGAAAGCTGCACTAGACTGAATACCGAGATTGCAGGTTGCCGATAGCGTTGCCAAACCAGAAAGCGTGTTTGCGGTGCCTTGTGTCAGCACGGTTTGAGTCGCGGTACCAGTCAGAACGCCCGCCATCAGAATAGGCGTAGGGTTCTGTGTTACCTGACCGAGCGCAGTCAACGATCCATAACAGGTAATCCATCCCGCATCCGCTGCGCCGGTTGCGCCAAGCGTCCCAGTTCCAATTAGCTGCGACGATCCGCCCTGTATTTGACAAGGAACAGCTATGCAAGTCGATGTCGCGGCGGGATTTGCGAAGCACTGCGCCGTGCGCAATGCATTTGCAGACAGTGATCCACCGATCGGAACCGTGTTGACGTATCCATCGCGGTAGGTATAGCTCGATCCGTTCGGCGTAGTGCTGGCATCCGCCGATATGGTGCCGACAGCGGCGAACGATGCGGCAGTGCCAGCGATATACAGCGGGATTGCTGTTGAACCGATGCTATTCCCAACAAAGGCAGCGCTGCCATTCTGGACATCTGTACCAGTTGCTTGCAGCGATCCAGTCGCGGCAAAATACGAATTGGTGTATGTCGCAGCAAGTGCGCCGCCGGTACCGAAATTAACGGTCGATGTGTACAGCAATCCCGGAGTAGCCTGAATCGTGCTGTTTGAAACCGCATTCGCGGTTCCCATCGCGTAATACGTGAATGTCGATGCAATGCTGCCAGTCGCGACAAACTGAGGCGTATCCGAAACGATGCGCGTGCCGGTAGCCGACACGCCACCAGTTGCGATAGCGAGTGCTGCGCCCGCAATGGCGGCTCTTGTGCTGCCATTGAGGGAGGCACGATTGAGGCTGAAGCCGTCCATCAGTTATTAGTCCATCGAAGCGACGAGGGTTCCCGGTGCGAATGACAGCACGTCACCAATCTGCAGCGTCTTCGGCGATGTCATTGGCGCAGAGAACAGCATGTTACCTGCCGTGGTGTTGTCATAGATCGCGACGAAGGTAATCGTGACTGCAGCGCCAGTGACAGCAGGAAATGTGACTGCCGCAACGTTGGAGCATTGGCTTGCGCTACCGGATGGCGATGGAGCCGTGAACGTGCCGATCGGCATGCGGGTGTACCATGTTCCGGTACCGACTTCATTCAGACCACCTGCTTGCGTCGGATCAGCAGTGCAAAGCGCCAGACGCAAAGCACTCACGGTCGGCGCGGTAAAGTTTGTGCCACGCAACAGTGCATTGAGCAAGTTGGTTTGCGAATAGGTGGAAAGACCTGACATGTAATGCTCCTGTTAAGTTTGTTTTTCAACTGCTGATTTGCCAACAATCGATGCGTTAAAAGAGGCGAGATACTCTTGCGCGGTGTCCGCGTTTGCTGCGTATTCGGTGTCCTTGCTGAATGCGCGATAGAGGATGTAATCGACCAGCGCCCCGATGTAGGTGTCTGGAATCAGGATTCGATCAGTGACGGCGATATCTGCCGGTATCGCGAAGTAGGTCATTTCGACGCTGCCTGCTCCCGAACCTGTTGCCGGTTGCGGCGGGTACACGAAGAAAGTCAACGGGTCCAGGTCTGAGTACATCGAATGCATGACGGTTGACTTAGGCTGCGATGTGTACCAAGTCGGAATGTGCGCATCCATCAATTCGCGGCTTACCGAGCGAATTGCTGATCCATTCACGTTGCGGGTTATTTCCTTTAGCTCTCTCGCATCGGCAGGCATTGCTTGCCGTGGTCCAGGAACCAAGGGCAGCGCAGCAAACTTCACATAGATGTTTGGCTTGATACTTGCTGCTTCACGCTGCCCATCGCACAGGTAGACCAATAGCTCGGTAGCGGGCCAGCGAACACCAGTGATATCGAGCAGAAGGGTTGAAGCACGGCTGATTACTGCATTGGCTATTGCGGCCATTAAATGAATCTCCTCGGCCTCACGTATGAAGCGGCACGGCCGAACGATTTTTCGGCACGAATACGGGCGCGAGTGCGCTCAGATTCGTAAGTGCTTTGGTGGACGTTCCATGCGGAACTGGTGAACGGCTGATTAGGTATGCGCATCAATCGTGATGCGGTGCCCTGCCCGATCGCATCGGCATACTCGAAAAGGATGTCGTCTACGATCGTCGTCGTGCGCGTAGGCTTCGTCACCACTTTCATGGTGATTGCCGATGTCGACGTGAAGGCTGGTGCAACGTCGAACAGAAACGTATTCCTTGGCGTTAGCTGTACTGCCCTTGGAACGCCGCCTACCGTGTTTGCACCAGCGAATAGCTCGTTGAATGCTTCCGGGCGACTTAGCACATCGCCAGATTTGAACTGGCCCAACTCTTTCCCATTGAACCAAGCCTCAATAATCTGATGCGCTACGGTCCCGTTCGGTGTATCAAGGTCGTTTTCGATCACTCCTTGCGTTGCATCCATTGGATCGAGTGCTATTTGCACGATGTTGGAGCGCATGCAAAAGTCAATGCATGTGTCGCGCACATGCTGCTCCATCAACGGACCAGGACAACCGGGAACATAGGGCAACACGTAAGGCGCGAAGTCGGAGAGTTGCGCCATCTGCTGTTACTTCTGCCCGTGCTTGTCGCCCGGCGCGTCGATGAAAGCATGTACCGTGTAATTGAACCTTTTGACTTCGCGCGCCTTGGTCGTACCATCCTTCGCACCTTCGTAGACGGTGTAGACTGCGTTATCCAAGGCGTGCTTGAGTTCTTCAGCGATTTCGACCTTGATACCGCGCGGGATCAATGCGTTTGCACCATTGACCTGTACGAATACGGGTTGACTGCCTACTTCACCCTCGCCTTGGTGGATGGTCAGGCTAACTTTCTTGCCGCTGAAGTTGTCGCCATGATCGGTGATCGCCACCTTATGGGCTTCGACTTCGGCTTGTTCGACTTCTGAATCGTCAATACTGGTGACCTTGGAATTTGCTTTACTCATGCTGAACCTTGCCTAGAAATGAAAAAGGCCCGAATCAACGGGCCTGTGATGCATGGAATTGGGAATGCCGGATCACCCGGCTGCATTCACCGAGTGGTGATTAGAACGGCGCTGTCGGCATCACGTGTACATCGACGTAGCTGACCGACAGACCGGCGGAATCCAGTGGCGTGGTATTCGCCACGAAGGGAATCGCATTCGCCACCACCTTAATGATGCCGACAGGGCAGATACCCGATGAAATGAACGGCAATACCGGTACGGTCGTCGGCACGCCTAACTGAATGAAGGTTTCTTCGCCCCCCTGGAAAGTGAAGACGTTGCCGTTGACATCGAGGCCGACTGCGTAATACTGGGTGATGCCGACGTTCTGTTGCGGGTGTGTCGAGAATGCCTGCGCAACGAGTGCCGCCTTTGATTTGAAAACACCGTCAATCGTGTATTGATATGCCGATGCCGTCTTGAATCCGGTAGCGCCAGCAGCATTAATTCCCAGACCAGCAGCGGTAAAGTTCTTATTGGCGATCAGGTCATGCAAGACTTGATCGGTAATGTCGCGTAATGCGGCCATGTAGTTCCTTGTGTGTGATGAGATTGAATTCAGCCCGAACTTAACCGGGCCAACAGTCAGAGGCAGTGTTCGCTGTTACGCCGTGACGCTAACCTCACAGCGGCACATCCACTGGTCATTGAGAATCACCGCGCCTTGCATCGCCTTCCACGACACGCGGCCACGCTGCGCCAGCGGATCAGAGTCGCTTGGCGTGGCATTGACGACCATCGGTGTCAGCGCGAACATGCCTTTCAAGGCGACAATCGCGTAAGCGTTCGCAGCGACATACAGGATCGGATAAACGTCAGCGTTGATCCCGGATGTCGATGTCATCGTTCCTTTCGCGCCGCCAGCGTCGGGCCACGGCTGGAAAATCGTGGAAGACAAATAGCGGACATCCTCGACCTTGCCGATTTCGTTTTCGTATGGGGATACCGAGCCGTACTTTTCAACCGGGACGAATGCCACCTTGCCGTCTGCACCGAGCATGTTGCGGATGTCTGCTTCACAGTCCGGGTGAATCAAGCCGATGAACGACTTGGCTGTAGGTTCGGTGCCGTAGCTTGGCGTTGATTTGGTAACCTTCGTGATCTGCTCGGCGTTCTGACGCTTGAGCGCCTTGGTAGCGCGACGCTGTACCGCGAGACTGATAGGTGTATTGACCGCGTTGCGCATCGCGCCATTGGCGTAGACCACGTTCGCGCCGCCCTTTAGCACGCCGAAGCGCATCGTTTCGATCATCTGCGCCGCTTGCTCGCCCAACAGTTCGATGGATTCGTTCAATACTGCATCTTCGTGGGTATCCATGATGATGTCGGTAATGGTGATCATGCTGCCGTACTGCGTCAGCGTGCAGGGGATGTCGGTCGTGGAGAGAGTCAACGAACCGGGGGTGACGCCTTCGGCCAGCGCTGTCGGCGCGTTCGGTAGTGCGTTGTAGCGACGGAAGACGATGGTCTTGCTGTTGTTCGCTGGCAGCGGCTTCGATTGACCGAATTTTTCCAAGACCATGAACGGAATTGCACGCTTCAACAATTCCTTTTCTGCGTAAGCTGCGGTACGCGGCGAAATGTCGCCGTACTGGGTAAATGCCATGTGATAAATCCTGAATAGAGATGGACGTGAAGTCGAAAAGATGTCCACAGCGATTCAGCAAGCGCTCAAGGGGACTTTCGCCTGTCCTTTTTGCGTGCCATAAACTCGTGCGCGGGTAGGTACAGACGTGCGGATACCTGCGGCGCTTTGTGGGCGTGTCGCATTCCGGTTGTCAGCCTGTCGGCAAAAGTTCTGTGGTTCCCGTTGATGTCGCCAACGGGGAGCGCTTGCTGGCGTGTTGCGCCAGCGTCGTTATATGTGGGTTATGCTTCGTTCCAGGCTGCGGCGTAGTCGTCTGCGCCTGCGCTCGGTGCATCCGGCAGGCGCAAGCCACTAGAGCGCACGCCTGCTGCGGCATCCGCGCCGTCATCGTCGTCACCGTCGCTGTCGTCCGCATCGCTACCGCTTGTGAGCGATTGCTTGTACTGAGTCAGCAGCGCGACAATCTCATCCGAACTACCAGAATCGATGACGCGCTTGGCGTTCGCTTGGTCATCTGGCGATTGACTATCCACCCAATCCTTGAACTGCTTGGAATCAGTCACTTCCATGAAGTCAGCATGCGCAGCAGCGATTGCCTTGAAATGATTTTGCTGGCGTTCGTCGCGCAATTCTTTGATCAGTTGATCAACCGTTGCAGCGACTTTGCTGGACGCATCGCCACCACCCTTACCGACGACTTGCTTGATCAGCGCAGTGATCAGTTGCACGAAGTCTTCGCCGAAATCAGCGGCAAGTGCAGCACCCGGATCGCTGGCGTCGTCACCGTCCGATTCAGCGTTGTCGTCTGCATCCGGTGAGTCGGTTCCATTACCGCTGTCGTCGCCGCCATCGGCACCGTTATCTGTCGCGCCTTGGTCGTTCTTATCCGATTGCTCGGCACGTTGATTCACCATCTTGGCTTCACGATCGCCAAGTTCCTTTTCTTTGGCTTTCAATCGTCCTTCCCATGAGCGCAATTGCTGCTCGTTTTTGGGTGAACCTGCCGCCGCTTCTGGCGCTTCCGCTTCGCTCGTTGCCGCTGCTGCATCCGGCGATGCCTCGGCTGCTGCCGCTGATGCTGTGGCGTCTGCGGCTGTCGCACCAGAGGCATCGCCGGAATCGTCAGCTTCGCCATCCGCGCCGGGAGGAAAGTCGCTCGCACCTGCGCCACCTTTCGGCGCGTCTTCCTTGTTAAACTCGTCCGCAAATTCGTCTTGCGCACTCTGCATCTTCTTACTACTTGCCATCTATTCTCCTGTCGGCCTATCTGGTTGTGGTCTACACACGTGGCGTTTTGCTGCGATCCGGGTCAGCGATGCAGTCGTACAATGCTTTGATCTGCATCGCCGCACCTTGCTTGCGCTCTAACTTGTCGTGGGATATGCTCACCAGTTCTGCTTGGTAGGTCGCTAACAGCGCATCGAACAAGGCAAGCACATGCCGTAGCGCCTCAGAACTGCGGTAGTCAATTACCGCCCCAAGTTCCTGCGTCACTCTGTCGCGCAGTTGCTTATCCGACTTCATGCTGATGGCCCTGGCTCGGTTTTGCTTTGGCCCATACCGACATGCTCGCCAACACGTTCACCCACGTTCGCACCAACGTTCGCGCTTGGCGGTGTCAATGGATCGCTACCCGAACTTTGACCACCGCCACCATCCATCGACGGCTGCGATTGATCTGGCGGCGCTGCTGGTGCCTGTGGCGGAATCGGCAGATTTGCTGTCGCCATACCGGGCGGAACCGGGCCATCGTCCGCTACGCCGGTCTGCGCTGAACCGGGTTGTGCGGAGTTCGACGGCACAGGGCCACCTGTGTCCGTACCCGGTTGTGCCGCAATTGCCGGTGTATGATCGACCCAACCGGCACTCTTGAGGATGGCGTCGCCTGCCGGTGCCACTTCTGGCCGCTCGGTTGCCACGCCACCAGCCTCCATGCCAGCATACGCCGTGTCCACGTTCGCCTTGACGGTCAGTGCCTTGATGCGATCCACATCGGCCAAGGTCTTCGAGATATCCGCCTGCATCTGTTCGATCTTCATTTGCGTGATCTGCATCTGCAACGCCTGTATCTGCTGCGCTTGCGCCTGCTGTGCCGCTGCCGCTTGCTGCGCCTGCTGGCTGTTCTGCGCCGCTTCGACTTCCTCCTCAGTCATGACGACATCCTGCAAGTCGTGCGCTTCTGCACGTTGTCGCAACAATTCCGAGCGCTTGATGTATGGCGCATCGAGCGGGTTCGACGACATTTGCGCGAACTGGTCAAGCTGTTGCGCGCGCACCTCCTTTGCCATCAAGGAAGACGTACCGCGTGCCGTCACGTCGAAATCACCCTTGATATCGTTGTTGGGGTTGAACTGCATGTTCCACTTGTACAGCGCTTCGATGAAAGGCCGCGTAATGCCTTCGTCGTAGTTCGTGATCAAGTCCTTCATGACAATCGACGCTGACGACATGAGCATCGACATCCCTGACGCGGTGCCAGCAGCGCCTGCCGTGGCATTCTCGCCAGCCATGTAGCGCGGGATTGCCGTCACGTCGTCGGCGTTAGCCTGGAACATCTGGATAATCGGCATCAATTCCTGAATGCCGCTGTCCACATTCAGGATGCGCAGCGCCGGTGCTGTCGGGTCGTCGCCGTTGCGCTTCCATATCTTGAATGGAAACATGTCGTCGGCGTCTTCATCGTCGGCCAGCAGCTTCATGTTCGCTTCGATCTGTGGGCCAGCAGTCAACGCCGCGTGATCCAACACCATTCGCGTTGCGGCATTGATCATTTCCTGATCGTCGCGCATGATGGTTGCCAGTCCATCGCCGAAGATGCTGGTTTCATCCTTATCGAAGTAGTACATGTGGTAGGGCCACGTGACACCGTTGATCGGCGTCAGTACGACCTTGATTACATCGCCGTTCGGGAACATCCACACGTTCGAGAAAAACGTCTCGTGCAGGCGATCAGGCGGAATGCTAACGCAGGAGTCTGCCAAGGTCTGCCCGTCGATCCATCCCCATCGCTCCAAAAGTTCGTAGAGGCCGTCATCCTTAGTCGTGGTTGCGGTGCGCCTGCCCAGCTCTCGAATCTCCGCGTCGAACTGGCGGATGTTTTGCATGCCGTGCGGATGCGCGAGAATGTAGTCCCGAATCTTGTCGCCATCGAAGGATTTGCGTTGCGCCAAGTCGGACAACACCGAGCGCGTCAACAAGTGGCGCTCAAACACGTAGCGGCAGTTCTGTAATTCGGTTGCCGCCATGTCCGGGTAGAATCGCCACAGCGGCACGTAATCGACAAACGGCACGACGTAGCTTTCCGTCTGCATTCTCCACTTGCCTTTGACGAGCGTGAATTTGGTACGGGTCTTGCGTTCGACAAGTGGTGCTTTCAGGATGCCGGTGCCATACAGGTGACCGGAATGCAATACCTTGCGCGAAGTCTGCTTGTACGCACACTCCGATATCTGATCGTCCATTGCCTTGGTCATGCCATCCGCAGCAGTTGCCACGGCCTTGATGATCGCGGCATTCAATTCCTGCTTCGTCGGTGCGCGGCCAAGCTGCTGCATCAACACTTGCACAATCTGGCTGGTGGTGTTGTCGTCCAGGCTCGGAACCGGCGAAGGATCAATCGTCCAGTTGCGCTCGCTACCGGATGGGAAAAGCAGGTCGGCTACGCGTGCATCAACGGTTTTGACTTTGACGCGCGTGGAGCGATTGAATGCCTTTGATCGGTGCTTGCCAATCAAGCGCTCTACTTCGGGATCGTAGATGCCGCGATATTGGCGCAAGTCGCGTAGCCAGCGTTGTTCGGTCGGCAAGCGTTGCAGTTCCGCATGCTTGAACTCGGCGATCAGCATGCTGCCTAGCGCATCGATGGCGACGTAAGGCGCAATCGAATCCGAATTCATACCGGCTTGCGCCGCCGCGATGTATTCGTTCTGCGCCTGCTGCTGTTGAGTGTTCATGGTCAATCGATGTTAAATTCGCCACGCCATAACGCGACGAGAAACCGCACCAACACGACGAGCGCCACACAGCCGACAGCGGCAAGCGTATAAAGAAGCATTGTCATATTGCTATTGCGATGGAAATAAAAAAGCCCCTGCGATGAGGGGCATGCGTCTACTGCTAGATGAGATTGCGCGCCTATGCTTCCCAGGCTTTGCGGTAGGCTTCGGCTGGCGTGTCCTCTGCATCGTCATCACCGCGCGTCGTTGCTGGTGGCGCTTTACCTGCAACGATGGCTGCAACCGGCGCGGATGTACTGCCTGCCTTGGACGGCGGGATCGACTGCACCACCTTGCCATCCTTGACCGGCGGTGCTGCACTGGTCGTCGGGATTGAGTTATCGACTTCACCTGCCGAACCGTGAGCATCGCTGTTTTGCGACGGTGCATTGGCGGCATCGGCGATGATGGTCACTGCCGGAACGATGGCCGGAACTGCTGGTGCGTCACGTGCGTTCAGCGGATCGCTATCGTGGCCCCAAATTTTGCGGGCCGCCGCTTCGTAGTCGCGGTGTTGCACATCGCGCGGGTTCATCATGGTTTGCCTCATAGGTTAATAGCCAGCTCGTGTTGGAGCTTGCGTGTTGCTGCGTCGATGGTGACGATCTTCCCGTACCGTTTTCGATGCCACGTTTTCGGCGAAGGTCAGCGCGATGGCGTCGCCGCCGTCAGGCGAACGGATGCCGCGCTTGCGCATGTCCTCTTTCGATTCGATCAAGCGCGTACCGTTTGATGCGTACTTGTAGCCCGGTGCCGAAATGTCAGCAATCAGCGCAGTATCGTTCGGCAGTCGGCACGGCAAGTCTTCCAGCCATTCCTTCATGCGATACCACATCTCCGCACGCTTGTTAGCGTACAACTCGCCGTCTTCCGCCCGTGTTGCCGAGTTCACGCCGATGGCGGGAATATTCAACTCAAGCAACCTGTCATAGATGCCGGAACCGATACCAATCTTGTCGATAAACAGAGCATCCGGCGTGAACTCTTTCCAGTAAGCCGCCAGCATTCCAGCGACTTCCATCGGCCCTTTCTTTTCGTGGTACTCGATGCGGAAGACTGTACGGCCATGACGGAATGCGATTGCTGTACGGTCAGCGCCATACTCGGCGGGATCGCACGCAACGACGAATGCACCCGAACGCTCACGATAGGCGCTGTTGACTGCCGCCATGACCGTCGTTGGATTGATCAACGGATCATTCGTCGCCGTGCGGAATGCTAAAGCAGGCGTCGCCGGATACTCTTGATCGAACAGCCATTCAAATCCAGCGCCGTACAAGATGATCTTGTTGCGACGCCAAGCCATCTGCGCAAGGTCAAGGTCATATGCCTGCATGTACTTGTGATCTTCGCCGGATAGCTCAAAGTCAACCGGAACCAGCGCGCGATACTCGTCTTGCCAGAACCACGGCACGAAGATCGCGATGTACTCACCGATACCCGCTTCCGCGTCTTGCCATAGCAGATGGAACTTGTTGCCAATCCCGTTGGCCGTCGATTCAAGAATGATTTCCGTACCTTCGACATCCGCGACCGTGTTACCCAGTCCAGCGAAGTGCATTTCGGGATTGTCCCAAAAGCCGAATTCCGAGCCGTGCAGGTATTGCGCCGTGTTCGAGCGCCCAACGTCTTTCGATCCAGCGGTAGCCAGCAAGTAGCCACCATCAAGCGTTGCGAACTTGAGTTCCTTGGCATTCGTCGCACTGGTCGATGGCGCAATCGGGTTATGCTCATGGTAGCGCTTCACCATGTTGAAAAGGTTGTCCGTGGCCTTTTGCTCGTGAGCCACGATGAACGCCTTTTTACCGAACTGCATGCTCGTCCGGTGATAGAATCGTGACGCGATGTACGTTGATGCGCCCTGCTGTCGGCCTTTCAGGATCAACGCACGAATCTTGCCGGTGCGTTCAAGCTGCTCTTTCAGGCGGCTATGGATGTAGCGTTGCGCCTTGTTGAATTCCAGCGCGATCTTGCGACCTTGCTTGTCCAGAATGAACATGCAGGTTTTAGCGTGCAACTCCTGATCGTTGAGCAAGCGAGCAATCGCAGCGACATGCGCCGCCTCGTTAGCTCCCATCAGCCAGCGCGATCCGTTTCAGTACTGTTTCGATACCGCTTTCATTGCTGTTCTGCTGCTGATCGACGCCGAATGCCTCACGCTCCAGGGCGACAAGTGACTTGAGCGAATCGGCCAGCGTTTTCATCGTGGTGGAACGACCGGCAAGACCGATGACCTTGTTGAAAAGATCGGCACGCTTGTCCACGCCTTTTTCATCGGGACTCGCCATGAATTCGGCAAGCTGCTCGTACAGCTCAACGTTGTCGGTCTGATGTTCCAGCTCACCGAGCAAACTCATCGTGATCCGGCGCGCACGCTGAATATCGGTGCGATGCGACAAGATGATGTTGGTCTGCACCTGCGCATTCACGTCAACAAGTACGCGCTCCGAAATGTCGGATTCCGTGCGTACCACACTGCGTACCGTCGCCGTGCGTACCATCGATTCCGCCTTGGCTTTGATCTTTGGAGCTAGATCACGCTGCCAGTCGTCTTTCTTTGCACGCTTGCGGATAGCGCCTTCACTGATGCCGAACTCAGCGGCCAGGGTGCGTGAAGACTTGATGCCTGCCCGGTACTCACGCTCTACGGCAATCCAATCAGTTGCCTGTTTCTTGTTTGCTTCCTTGTTCATTGTCACGCTCGTTCATTTCATTGGTCATCACGTCACGGCATGACAGCGAACCATTCCCGTTGAGTATCAGCAAACTCATCTTGTCCGGTGCCTGACGTAGTGTGGTGATGACGATGCATTTACTATCCACCCTACGCATCGCACTTTGCGCGAACTGCCAGCAGGTTTTCATGTCGTCGTCACGGAAGCAGCATTCGTCTACCGGCGCTTGGTCGATATCGGATCGATGCTGTGTGTAAGCGTGACGCTCCGGGTCATCAATACACTGGGCGACGATCACCTTTTGCGTACCGTTGCTGCGATCAATCGAATCCTGCAAGGTCTGACATCTGAGTAGCGTTGCGGCGTCCATTACGCACCTTTACGCGCAACCAGCACGAAGTAGCGTTCTCCTACGCGCCAGTGATAACCGTCTGGATCGTTGGCGGTCATGCGCTTGGCCTGTGCTTTGGACTTGATCGTGCGTGGCTGGACGTTGTTGTCCTTGATGAACCGCACCAGACCTGACATCAATTCAGGTCCGACATCCACCAGCCTGCGCTTGTCCTCGATGGCTTTACTCAGGCCAGCGAGGGCATCGGCGACTTCCGTATGGTTGGCATTCGCTACATCGGCGTGCTGGTGATCGTTAGTGTTGTGCGTCATGGTCTTCCCTTGGTGCGCGCATATGGCGCTCTGTGATGGTCATGGGTGCTTGCCCGACATTGCACGGCTCTGGCGCTAGTCGTGGTTGGCGTGGTGCTGTGATGCTTTGGCCTGATGAGCCAGAAAAGGGTTTTAAGCGAATGCTCTGCACCGCCCCATTTAGCGGCTTCTGTTCTATCGCATATTTCATGCGGAAGCATCGACGTGTCTACATTGATGCCATGCGCCAGTTCCTGTAAAAGCTCACTCTCACCTGTATTGCCATCCATTGCGGCGGCAACCCACGGCATCGCCGGGTTACGCGCGGAATGAATAGTCAGCGGTTCGATCCAAGTCGGGGCATGAGGCTCAAGGGTGTCCATGCAGCGGACTGTATCGACCGGGCTTGGTGTTGCTTCTGATTGAAACTGGTACATACGGTGTGCGTGTTGACGAAATCGAAAAAAGCCCCGGCGCATTGCTGCGGCCAGGGCGAAGCGTCATGGTTGACGCGAGGGGTAAGCTGAATAGTTTGAGGGAACCCGCAACGCGGTGGGCCTATCGGTTGTGCTGCAATGTGCAACGTGGCCGTGTCCGGTCACTTGTGTTGATAGGCGCTGTCGCCCTCAAGGATAACGACTGTGGATGCGTCAATCGTCATTCTTGAAGGAACATGGCCCGAAGTCGGCGATCCGACTCCGGGCAACGCTGGCGGCGGGATTTGAACCCGCAAGCTGGTCGTGTGCCGACTGCTGCATCGCTTCGATGCCACGCCAGTTACCAGCGCGACGCAATGCGCGCTGGATTTACCCGCTATGTCACCATGCCATTGATGCGATTGGCGATCACACGGGCGCGAGCCGCTTCGGCCACGGATTTGTCATGCGCGACCGCCGCTGCTTCATGCACCTCTTTGTGTCGCGCCGCTTCCTTCAGGTGGCGATCTGCATGCAAATTCAATTCAGTCTGCATGTCATTGAATTGCTTGGTGATCGTATCCACCGAACGCGGCGCGGAAACTGCACGGTGAATGCGGGAAAACATCGTCTTGATCAAAGTGTTCCCCTGCATTTAGGCGGTGACCAGCGCGCGCATCTTGGCGATGAAGTCGCTGACAGCGGCCTTGATCTTCGCAATGGCGTCACTTGCTGCATGGTCAACGTCGCCGGTAGCAGTCGATACATCACTCTCCAGCTCGTCCAGCAGGTCGAGATGCGAACTGACTGACACGTCGGTAGATGCCGGAGCGCTGTTCTCGCCCTGGACTGGCGTCAACCTCAACTTGATCGCCTCGTCCTGCGTAACCGTGACGGTATTGGTTTCAGTTGGCAGTGTTTGCGCGGATGTGCTGACATCTTGATCTGGCATAGGGTTCCTGTTTGTGTGTCGTTAATAGAATCGCGTCGTAGAAATGAAAAAAGCCCCGCATTCGCGAGGCTTTTGATTTGCATTTCTACAGACTCAGTTTTTCAATCTACTGAAATGAGACTGAATTTTGACAGGTTCGTGCCATTTTGTCGCGGCCTAAAATCTGCCATATTTTTGGCACACAGATTGATCCAGCGCGGTACTACGCCCGAACGTAAGTTGCAGTACGGCCCTTACCTTCTTTTGTCAGCTTGTCCTTGCCGTCTTTTAGCGAGAACACAGACCAGCGCACTGCCAGCTTCTTCATCTGTTCCTTCGTCCCTTTGATTTTCAATCGGGATTTCGCTTCAGCTAAAACCTCTGCATTTGTCATCGGGCGAATCGAAACGATATCAAGCCAGAATTCAGCGCTCGTTCCCGGTAATGCATCTTTAGGCGATGTCTTCGGTGCAGCCGCGCTCTTAGCCACAGCTTTAACAACCGGCTTGGTGCGCTTGATGCGTTTTACGGTAGCCGGTTCCGCCAGTGCAGGTTTCGCGCGCTTTTGGCGGCGTGCCATTGGTACAGCCAAATCACTAGCGCCGTCACCGCCATCCAGCGCTTGTAGGCTGGCGATGATTTCTTGAATGGCACTCTTGCGCGCATCCAGTCGCGCAATTTCTTCTTACAACTCTGCGATTGTGTTATTGATGTTAGACATGTAAGCCCTCGTCGTTAGTAATTTTAGAATGCGGCATTGTAACCGCTTATTTACAACCATTTTCTTGCATCGATCGATTTTCTCAACTCAGTGAATTGAAGCAGGCTCGAAACGCGCCCTGATACTATTGGACAAATCGGCATGAGCACTTTCAGCGGCACGCTGAATTGACGGTGCCAGCGCATACGCGGCCTGCCCAAATTTCTTCACGCGGTTATAGTACGTTCTATGAGGTAAATCCTCCCAGTCTGGATGTCCCGGCTTCACGCTCTCAGGATCAGCGCAACCTTCGCGCGGCTTGCCCAACAATACGCAAACCTGTTTGACGAGTTGCGCGTTCGGGTAGTTCTGCGGGTTGTAGAAATGATCGAAGGCTTTGAACCACTCTGCATATTTTCTGTTGTCCTTGCAAGCGTGAACTGCTCCATTGAAATACTGCATAAACGGATCGTTGCGCGCATTCGGCGGCAAACCTGTACGCACAGGCTCGCCTTTCTCGGGTGCTGATTGTCCTTGCAGACGACCAAGCAAACTGAGACCGCTTGGCTTCATATAGAACTCTCTTGTACGACACCACTTGGCCCAGGCCTGACAACAAGCTGCGACGATATCCTCATGCTCGTTGCCAGTACGTTTCGATTTTCGCTTATCCATTGCACACCCCCAAGTAAATTTCGCCGGATTGTATGCATTGTTTCAGTTTGTCGCGAAATCCATTTCGGGATTTTTTTGTGTTGGTTCAACGATCTCGAACCCACAATCGATTGCCCAGGCAACAAAGCGATCAGCCCAAACCGAATCACCAAGTTCCCATGAGGCCACATCACGCAAGCGCTGCATCGCGGAATCGTCTCTGATGCGCTTATCGAAAATATCGTCATCGCGTTTCAATCGCCGCGCCTGCCGAATCTTCTGCAAGATGTACTCCGGCATGCTCCGTGCGCTCACTGCGTCACTCCCTGTTCCGTCGGCATGTCGAGAAACGAAAACAAAGACTTGAAGCCGCGCCCCTGGCCTGCCTTGTTTTTCAAGCGGGACATCCATCTCTGCGTCCCCGGCCAGAAGTCAACGCACCCGTTACTTGTTTTGACAATCAGGTGCGCGCCGCCGTTTCTTACATCAAAGTTAATTCCGCGTGCGCGTAGCGTATCTGGCGCACTCTCACGTCTCTCCGAGCGACGTGCGCTCTCGGCGTCCTTTATTTCCCGGCACATGTCGATCATGTCGCCCACTGCAAACTCCCGAATGATGATTAATTGTTGATCAGCTTGCCCAACCGTAAAAAGTGGATGCGCGAACACTATTTTTGTTTCACCTATGCCATCAGGGACTTCCTTGGCAATGGCTTCCTTATCCTTGACCATTTGACGCAGCCATTCACATAGTTGATCAGGGTCATAACTCAATCCTTTTTTCAACAACTTGATGCGCATGTCGTAACCGTCAAGCAGCGTCATGGTTTCCGCCAGCACTTCCCGCATCGCTTGAATAGCGTTCACTTTTGTACGCTTCTGCATACGGACACGACCCGGCTCGCCGCGCACATTGTCGTTTTTCATTCTTCACCCCCTTGAATATCGTCGTATGTCTTTGAATCAATCACGGCTTGAACGTCACAGAACTATTGAGGATGACCGCGCCCGCCCAATATGCTGCCTGCCACCAATCGCCAGCGAAAGCCAGCCGGATCGCCGCCGCTACTGACAGGGCGAGAATCAGGTAATTGAACACGCGTGGATCGTTAAATATCGCCATCTTTAAGCTGCTTTCAAGGTAATAATTTGAGCGTGAACCTGCTTGATTGCCGGTTCGCTGTTCTTCCGCTTGCGATCACGCGCGCGGATTTCCCGCATGCCCGGTGCCTGCAATCTCACAATTTTGTCTAATAGCTGTTGCACATCTTCCGGCTCCACAATCAATTCCTGCGTCTCTGGCCGGTTGGCAAACAATTCGGCAAAGAGCGGCAATCTATGCAATTCACCTTCTGCAACCTCCACGGCAATCGGATCGGTATCGACGCGCTTGAATCGCGAAAGGTCGAAACTCATATTCCGTATATGGAATTTGCCGACTGTCGCAATCTGGTCAATTTCAATATGACCCAACGGTTCGTCGCGGTGTATTCCGTAACGATCATGATGCATATAGCGGAACGGTTCGTTGAGAAAACCCTTAGCCGTTATGCCGATTGTCGGATGATGGAATAGGAAGCGATCACAAAAGCGACGTGGATCAACCTCGGTTGCCATTTGCCAGCCGTGACGGCCAAGCCGGTAGGTATCCGACTGCCATCCTGCAAACTTTACCGCGATGGGACTATTCTGTAATGCCCAGTGCTTATGCTGTAAAGCTGCCATCGGTGATGCTCGCCTTCAGGTCTTCGATCTCGGCTTTCACGTTGCGCACGACTTGTTCTGCCACATCCAGCTTGCGCAATGCCGCCGTCAGTGCGGCTTTCGCCCTGGCTGATTTCTCGTCTGAGATTTGCTTCCGCGCTTCGGCTTCGATTTTACTTACATCAAACATGTGTATTCCTTGTAATTGAAATTTTGAAAGGGACTAAAATTTGCCACCACCTGCGCCGCGCCAACTTGATTTTCATCGTGTCAATCGCCGCTTGTCTTTTCTCTATTGCTATCTCTGCCTTTGCTTGCGCAATGATGTCCTGCAACTCGTCTTCTGTGATCCCCACTGCCTGCCCCCGTGATCTTGCGAATTGCTGCCATTGCCTCATTCGCTCGCGTTGCCCTTCGTTCGCGTCGATGGGCCAATTCCGTGTTGACTTCGCTCATCAACTGATTTGCCGCTTCCTTGCCTTCATCACGATAGATACCCTCAAAGACACCTGCGCGTGCATGCTTAGGTGCGTCGGCCAGCTTGCGCACTTGGCAGCAACGCGCGGACTTGGTGAACCTCCCGGCATTGACAACGCACAGAGGACATTTCTTTACGACGCTATCCATATCCTCGACGCTCCTTTCAAAGCTTTGCTCCTTTTTGAATAAACCAGGTTGTATCTTGCAAGTCTGTAGAGTGCAGTACGCACTTCTGCTACCGTCAACTCTGTGCCGTGCGCAACATCTAGCGCCTTCATACCGACAGTCGGCGCAGCGTTTTCCTTCAGGTAGACATGGACGCGCCGCGCTGTTGGCGAAAGCTTGTATCGACGCCGCTTGGCCGGAACGAAGTCGCCCTTAATATCTTGCTGAAGCTGCTTCACGATTACTGCGAATCGATTCATTCGCGTTTTCCTTTGCGGTATATCGCGCCACGATCTGCGCTGATTTTTCCTTACACTTTCGATCTGTATCCTGCTGTTGAGCCAAACGTTCCTGACGATGCCTGCTTATCTTCACGTCGGGCGGCTCCAATTTCGCAAGCTCCTTTTTTATCTTGTCCATGTTTGCTTTCCACCGCTCGCGTTGCGCTTCTGCCGAAACACCCGGTAGCAACAATGGCTTGGGTTCCGGCGATGGCAGCAAGTAGGAATCATCCGGTTTAATCTTGTTTGCGCTGACCGCGTTCGCCAATACACGTTGCCGCTCATTGATATTGGTTCCAAGGGAAGCAAGCCATTTCGCCGGTTGGAATTTGCTACGCGCTGCCAACACCGCACGTGTGTACGATTCAATGAACGCACGGCGTGCGCCGATTTTGTCGCCTGCGTCCAAGATCGTCCGGCAATCTGCCAGCGCTGTGCAAGTCTCGACAGTCCAAATCACTGTGACCTGCTCATCGCAGCTTTGCAACGCGATGGCCCAAGCCTCGTCTGCACTCGGTCGGCCATCGGCCTCCACACAACGCACAATAATTGCGTTCGGGTTAGGTGCGAAATTAGGTTCTTCCAGGCGATAACCTGCCATCGCGCGCTCAACGACTTCCAAGGGAAATTGCGTCAATTGCTCCCACCAAAAGGTTGCCAACTGACCTGTCGGCATTGGCTTGCCATAGGCCAGCATGGTTCCAGCCAATAGCTTGGCGAATGCAGCACGATCTGTGTGCATCATGTTGTGGCCTCCATATTGATCGTTCTGGATTCTTCTGCGTCAACAGGTGCATTCCCCAAGAATTCCGCCATAGCACGCGCATTTGCCGCATCAAACGATTCATGAGTGCTCAAACGGGCCTGTTTGCCATCCAGCCCGATGAAGTAGTCAACCTTCTCGGCGTTTCGCAAGATCAAATCCAGCCCGTTGAATTTCGTGTTGCGATCATTTTTCCCCATGTTGTGCGGAGTTTTGCTGCATCCACGAATTGCACGACAAATGTCCGATGCTGAATAGATTTTCAGCGCATTCGATATCAAGCCCTTGCGGTTTGCATCCAGCTTCGACTTCGGAGAATCCATCACCTTTTTCCAATATTCAAAAATCTGGCTAACCGTCTGGTCGCGTCGGTTTTGCGCGACAGGGGTGTTTACCTCAATCTGTTCCTGTTCCTGCTCCTGCTCCTGTTCCTGATTAGGCATAGGCTTTGAATGCACCTTCGCGGAAGCCACAATCGAAGGCTTGTCGGAAGGCTTCCGCGAAGGCTTGGCAGAAGGTTGCTCGCAGGCCGCATCTTCCACAGCAATAAGCTCGTCAAAGGCGGCAACAAAGGATGGCCCTGTTTCGCTAAGAGCATTGCGAATTGCGGCAATCGCTTCGCTCTTGAGTGCGCATTCAGGTAATAGATCAAGCTCAACGCGCCAACCGCGAACGACATTCGGCGATTCCGGCTTGTTATGCCGGATGGCATTTGGCAACCATACCAGTCGGGACTTGAAATCAGCTTTCGCCATGCCTTGATCAAAGACTTCCTGAAAGGCTTCGTCAAAGGCTTCAATGTCCCAGTTCAGTTCTTCAGCCATCGATGCGCGTCCTGCACGGAATAGACCCGGAATCGGGCCAGTATGCGGCCCGGTCAGCAAGAAGAACCACAGCCCCTGTCCAGACGGCGGGATGCCAGATAGATCGCGAAATTTCTGGTCTGACCACGTGCGTACCTCAATCTTGCGGTAGCGACTCATTGCTCGCGTTCTCCTCTCGAACAACAAGTTGGTACTGATATAGGCCGCGACGAACATGGCGACGCTTTACCAAGTGACCGCCAAACCGGCGCTTGCGCATGTGGCGCAGTTGCGCGCTGACGCTCGTTTCCGGGTCGTTCGTTTGACCTGCGATTTCGCGCAACGTGCGCCAGTGACCATCTTTCATTAGCGCGAAGATACGCGCCAGTTGATTTTTCAGGCGATTGTTGTCGCGGCTCGGCGAATAGCCTGCGCCGTCAAACACAACATTTTTCAGGTCAAGGCTGGACATTCATTACCCCATATTGTTTATTAGATTCATCACCAATTGCAGCAACTCCAATTGGTTCCCATATAGCGCCTCGAACCGGGCCTTGAATGGGTGAACTGCAATCAAATCCTTGTTGTTACCGGTGCCGTCTTGATGATGACCGGCACAGAGTGGCAGCACTTTCTTGTGGCATCCTGGTTTCGTTCTACCGTCGATGTGGTGGATCGACACATAGTCGGTGGGCGTACCGTCCAGATAGCAGGCAATGCAACCAACGACTTGCACCATCCGACTCCATAGCCGCTTTTCCGCTTCGGTAACCGTCCGCTCGCGCGACCTCATACAGTTGCGTTTAGATAGGCATTTTGCGCTCGGTCGTAATGCTCCCCGCCTAACATCGGTAGTTGCACGCTGCAACGGAGCCTTTCGCTTCAATGACACGCGTCTCATGCGAACCCCAGCAACAATTGATTAACAACGTTATCGAGATCGTCGCGTGTATATGTCGTGAGCACGCGCTGGAGTATCACATTGACCAAAGCGTCATATACGCGCTCTCGTTCGTCATGATCCATTCTGTCGAACCGCAACGACTTGGCGGTCAATCGGACTTCATTACGCAAAGTAATCGCGGTGTCGTAGAAACCGGCCAGAATCGTCAAGTCTTTGCGAAACTGATCGAATTCCTTTCTTACAGTCTGTCCCTTGTATTCCTTCTCGCCCGGCTCCCAGGCTTCAAATGCTAGGTTGAACAGCGCGAACATCTTTCGATGAAATTGCGGATTGTTGACTTTCTTGATCATCGCGCGAACGCCACAACCCATTTTCAATTTGGCGACATAAGCCGCAGCTTGTGGGTCTGCAGGTACAAGCGCGCCCGCAGCGGTTTTCAGTAACACGACTTCTGTCATTTTTGCCCCTCGTGCTGGAAATTTATACAGTCCCGCTATCAGCGGTTCTTGTCGTCTAGGCTTTCAGAATCAAATGCTTTAGCATTCCCATACAGGTGCCGTCGAAGAATGATCCGCAAATACTCGCTTAACGATCTGTCTTCCAGCGCAGCCAGCTTGGACAAATCCAGCAGCATGCGCTCAGTGCCTTTGGTTTCAATCCGCTCGGTGTTTTTCCTATCGTCCATCATGGATACCCTCATCCGGTGAAGCAAATCGCTTTCGGCAAACCGAAAGCGGGTTAGCAAGCCCAAGAATTTAGCTTTTACGAAATTCATAGTTTATCGTAATTACGAAGTTTTTTTAAACAATAATAGAGTTATGAATATTGGCCAAAGAATCCGCGAAGAACGTGAAGCTCAGGGAATGAAGCAAGGCGAGCTTGCTACCAAAGCTGGCATAGCACAAGCTACCCTATCCGAGTTAGAGAGCGGGAAAAACACAAGCAGTGTCTTTCTAGCAAGTATTGCGGATGTGCTCGGGGTAAATCCCAGATGGCTCGAAACCGGGAGGGGCACGAAACATGCCAACAAAGGATTTTCAAACACGGAATTGGCGCTCATTGCCGCTCACCGCGCAGCAACCGATGAGGGCCGTCTTTTCATAGAGATGGCTGCATCACAGGCACCCAAGCGTCCAGTCGAAGAATGACGCGAAGCCTTCTTTGATGCTCGCTCACAAGACTTCGCGAGCGTAAGCAACTGCATTTGGAATGCAGGATTGCATTTCCTAAATGCTTTCAACAGTTCGATTTCATTGCAGTCTTCCATCATCCCCAATTCCACAAAAATTATCAAAAAATAACTTTTGTGGTGCGGTCATACTGACATCGGGGAACAAAAGCACTGTTTATACATACAGTATATCCAACTTTTTTCTGATCTGCAAAAACTTTTCATTGCCAGAAGATAATTTCTGATTATAAACATATCGACCTGCATCACAGGTTTATATTCCTCGCATTAATCATTAATTTCGTAATTACGATAATTTTAGTTGACATAAATTATCGTAAAAGCGAAAATATTTTCAATGCAGCAAATTCATCGGCCTCGGCAGGGGAAACGAAATGGCGCGGTATTCACGGTGACGCGCCACCCACTCTCAACTGATGAGCCAGGGTAAAGGCGAAACAGCGCGTAATTGCGCTGTCTTGAGTAAGTCACGCTGCACTGTAGAAACCTCGCAGAGCCGGATACGTTAGCAGCGAACCGTTGGCAGTACGGGTTGCCGTGGAACTCGGCGACGAAACTGCCTGCTTAATCACTTAAGCACGCTGCAAGTCAGCGATCCGACCGCAGTCTCTATTTATCCATTCCATCCCCGAACAAAGGATCAATGTGGAAACGAAAACGCACTGGAAACAACTGATAGACCCCCGCTTTATCGGCGCATATGCACTTCCGAACGGGTCTGACATCACAGTCAAGATTGTCGATGTCAAGCTAGAAAATATCGTCATACAAGGCGGCAAGAAGGAAGACCATACGATTGCATATCTGCGCAATCAAAAGCCGTTAATCCTCAACATGACCAACTCAAAAACACTCCATCGATTGTATGGCCCATACATCGAAGATTGGATTGGCAAGGACATCACTCTATTCGCGAGTGTGGCTCGTCTCGGAAATGAAGACGTGGAATGCATACGCATTCGCCCCACTGCCCCAAGCAAGGAGAGGCCACGCCTGTCCGAAGAGCGCTTCGCCAAAGCGCTAACACAGATCAAAGCGGGTAATTACAAGATCGAAAACATGAAGCAATTTGCACTAACGGCGCGGCAGCAGAAGCAACTGAAGGCCGTCCTTATCGAACTTACTTCCTTGAAAGAACCATCAGGAGAATGAACTTGAATTTGAAAATCCGCTGCTCGTCTATCGGCAAGATCATGGCTGAGCCGAAGTCACTCGACACATCTTTGCTGCCAGAAGACTTGGCCGTCATTGCCCGCAAGACTAAGAAAACCGAAGAAGACAAAGCCCTGCTTGCACCCTACTTGGAACGAACGCTATCTGTTGGCGCAAAGACCTACATTGAAAAACTGGCGAAAGAGCATTACTACGACTATCTGGAAGTCATTACCGGCAAACAAATGGATAAGGGCTTGATCGTCGAAAATCAATCAATCGAACTCTACAATTCGGTTTTCTTCACAAGTCACAAGAAGAACACCGAACGCCGCGAGAACGAATGGCTTTCCGGCGAGTGCGACATCATAGTCCCACGCGAAGAAGGCATTGACATCAAGTCCTCATGGTCATTGGCGACCTTCCCTGCAACAGCAGCGCAAGCACATGATTCTGACTACGAATGGCAATGTCGTGGATACATGGCGCTGTGGGATGTGCCACGCTGGAGCGTAGCCTACTGTCTGGTCAATACGCCGGATGAACTCATCAAATACGAGCAGTCTGACCTGCACTACGTTGACCATATTGACGCAACCAAGCGTGTCACGGTCGTCAAATATGAGCGCGACTTGGCCTTAGAAAATCGCATCTACGTGAAGGTCGAAGCGGCGCGAAAGTACTTCTACCAAATCACCCAACAAATGATTTACGAGCATCAGGAGGCAGCGTAATGGCGTCAGTCAATAAAGTCATCCTCGTTGGCCGAATTGGCAAAGACGTAGCGTTGCGCCACATGCCGAACGGCGACGCAGTGGCGAACGCTTCACTCGCGACTTCCGATTTCTGGACAGATAAAACAACCAACGAGCGTCGCGAACTGACCGAATGGCATCGCATCACGCTCTACCGCAAGTTGGCCGAAATTGCCGGACAGTACGTCAAGAAGGGCACGCAAGTCTATTTTGAAGGCAAGCTCCAGACGCGCAAATGGAAGGACAAGGATGGCATCGAACGGTTAGTAACAGAAATAATTGCTGACACCATGCAAATGCTCGGAAGTTCGCTCTGTAATAGCAGGCAATGCGATAGCGACGGGACTGGATCGACGACTAACGCGACACCCGTTGCCGATCAGCACCGTGCTCATGACATTCCTTTTTGACTTAGGTCGCAACAATTAATGCCAATTACAAAGCAGCGGCTTGCAGAAGAGTTGCAATGCAGCGAACGACATATTGAGCGGCAAGTATGCCCAGGAATGCCGTATATCCCGTTTGGATCACGATCACATCGGCTGAAGCATTGAGCATATTCGGGAGTTGGCCGGGATCAACGTCGATCATCAGCAACTTCGACGCAGGGTGAAGGACAACATTTCATACGAAAGACGCAGGAAGCGCAAGAGCGTTGCGAACGAACTTTAATACAGGAAAGTGCGGGAATTTTACCTTCAGACCAAAGCGATGAAAACAGACAAGCCAAATATTGATCAAGAAACAATCAGCGAGAACGCAGCAGCAGACGAAGGCGCGGTTATCGGCAATACCAGTAGCCGTAGTATTCTGATTACGGAGCCTATTATTTTGACGCCGTTCGCGCGCAAGCTGGACACGTCGTCTATTTGAAGAATATTTAAGGTAAGGATGATTGCATGAACGTTGACCGCTCTCATGTATTGAAATTAGCTAGTGCATTATCGGAAATCATTGAGGCGTCCAACGATTCTCAACCAGCAATTCCGCAAGTACATCGCTATGTGACGATTGCATTGGCATCGCAAATAACGGGTTTTACTGAAAATGCCATCAGGCGAAAGATTCAAGATGGTGTTTGGATCGAAGGCAGGCATTGGAAACGCGCACCAGATGGGCGCATCGTAATAGACATGGAAGGGTATGCAAAGTGGGTAGAACGGGTAGCGGCGTAGAAGTTCGTAAGAGCAGCATTCGTATTACATTTATGTTTGAAGGGATTGAATGCAAGGAAAGGCTAACGGTTGACGGTCATGCAATGGCACCGACACCAGCGAATATCAACTATGCAAACAGATTAGCAGCAAAGATACGCAAAGCCATTGCTATCGGCACATTTAGCTTCGCGGAATACTTTCCTGACTCTCCACGCTGCGAAAAAGAGGCTTTAAACTCGTTTGGGGCGCTCGCTGATATGTGGTACGACTCGATCATGCAACTTACCGGTGCCACAATTAGCCAGTATGCAAGCGCTATCAGGTTTTGGAAAGAGACGTTCGGGGCTGACATGCCAATAGACAAGTTGACGCACAAACTTATCAAGTCAAAGATTGGGAAGCATAAGTGGCCCTCCGCAAAAACGCATAACAACTACCTGATCGCGTTACGCGGAATCTTTGCCTTGGAATATACCGGTACGCGATCCATCAGCAATCCCATGATCGGTATCGAGAACCTGAAGACGGTCAAGACGTTGCCCGACCCGCTTTCAGCCAAAGAGCGTGACTTAATTCTTGGGAGTATGGCGGAACACTGCGATCCACGCATATGGGCATACTTCAGTTTCGCGTTCTATACGGGAATGCGCCCCGAAGAATTGATTGCCTTGCGTTGGTCTGACATCGATTTTCAACACGGGGTAGCACGAGTGCAGCGTGTGCGAACCTTCAAAGGATCGGTACGGGATGGGTCAAAGACGCATGCCGAGCGCGATGTCGATCTTGTGCCGCAGGCATTGGAGGCACTTCGCGTGATGAAAAAATACACGTTTATGAAGGGAACGGAATACGACATTTTTGAGCGCCCGGAATGGCACCCTAGCGAGGGCAGTAAGGGAGGGAAACCGACTGAAGCTGGCCCGTGGCACGACGAGCGAAGTCAACGTGATCAATATTGGAAACCTACGTTGCGACGACTCGGTATTCGCATGCGTCGCGCATACGCTACTCGGCACACATATTGTACGGTTGCGCTAATGGGTGGCGTGAATCCGGCTTACATTGCCGACCAAGCAGGCCACTCTGTTAAAATGCTTTTGGAGAAATATGCCCGTTGGATGCCGGGCGAAGACGGAGGAAACCAGCGAAGGAAACTGGAGGCTGCAATGCAGAATTCCTCCCAAATTCCTCCCAACATAACCAAGATGCCCGATAACCAGTTGATTATAAAGGACGTTCTTGGTAGGCGCGATTGGACTCGAACCAACAACCCCCCGCCACGTGAGATCAATTGTCGGTGTATGCAGGTCGCTCTTTTTGGAATAAATAAAACCATTTGGATGTGATGCAAAAACTATAATTCACTTTGCATCTCGTTAATGAA